AGAACGCAGCGGTTAGTAATGTAATTACATTGCACAAGGTTAGCGTAGGGGCAGAGTCGCCTATCTAAATCTTAGCGTGCGGGCTAGTCCATACCCCGTTCTCTAGGCGAGCAAAGTCGCCAAAGAGAGTGGGGTATTCTTTTGTAATGCGCTGCCCCACTAGATCGAAAACTAAGCGCATCTCTTCCTCCGCAGCTTCCTCAGTTCTCTTGCCAAGCACAAAGCGTAGTGTACGCAGATTAGTAGTCCATAATATGCCAGTAGACAGCCCAATTGGGGCAAGTCTACGTAGAGCGCTAGTAACTTCTTTCTTGTGCTGGAAAGAAACTCCTTTATCATCTAGCTTAAATCTCCTAGCAGCCTCTTGCTGAAACTCTTCTAGCTTCTCTACTAGCGAGATTATCTCCTGCTCCATAGGCTCTAGGATGGGAGGTATCCTGAAGCCTAGCTCGGTTAGGCGCACAAAGCGCAACGATTCTTGACTGATAGCCACGCCCACACGATGCCGTACTAGCTCGTGCGTAAAGACTCTGCTAACATTGTAGAACATGAATGACACAGAGGTATGCTCTAGAACGGAACCGTGTTCGCTCTCGATGATGTTAGCTATATACTTCTCTGTGTCAGCGCGCACCTTGGTCACATTGGCGTTTAAGCCTGGTGCCCATGATCTATAACATGAGCGTCCAGCAAACTCTGTTAGTGCATCGCCATCGTTCTGCGGCGCTTTATCTAGCCACGATAGGCCGTTTACCGCTTGTAGATAGTTTGCCATTTCCTGACGATTGACTCGTGTCTGCGCTACTAGATAAATTGCGGGCTGCGTTAGCTTCATGCTTCCGTATTACCTCTGTACGAGCTTTATAAGGTGGGTATGTCGTTCCATACTTACGTAGATTATATTCCAGTGTTTGATTTCTGCGCTGTTGCCGTTGTTCAGGTGTTAAGTTACTAGCATACTCTGTGGTAGTTATCTTACGACAACGCTTGCAGTAAGCGTCTTTGCCGTCCTTTGCTCGTGAGTTATTATAGAAAGCTTCTAACGGCTTGAGTATCTTGCATTTGCTACAACGTTTGTCAAGAGTCTGCACGGTATATGCTTTTCTCCGAGGTAAATCCTTCGGGATAACGTTCTTGTAATTTAGTTATGTTCTCTTGCATAACGTCACCTAGACGTAAGCCGTTAGCTTCACACGCGCGTGCTAGATACCACGCTATGTCTCCTAGCTCCTTGCTGACACGGGGCTTGTCTAGCGCGTGACCGTGGTAGACATGTTTCTTAACGTGTTCTGCGTACTCTCCTGTCTCTCCGCATAGACCTAGAGCGCTTAATATCAAGCCGTCGTCAGGATTAAAAGCTGGCCCGGCTGTACGCATGGCCATGACTTGGTATACATTGGCGTTCACTATGAACCTCCCGCCAGGATCAGAGCGTATAATATACCCAATAAAGCTGCCCACAGATCAAATAAGTCTAACCTAAACGGTCCTAGATTCATGTACTTGGCGCACCTATCCTTGATATGATTAGTTGAGAGTCTTGTCCGTTTACATAGATACTACCAGAACCTGCCGATCTAGCTACTATGACAGTTATGATTTGTGTTGTCTCGTAGGGGACAACAATTTTCCAAGTCTGCGTTATGTTGTTGACTAGTTCTGGTGCTTGGCTAACCCCATCTACTTGTATGGTAGCGCGTAGACGACCGCTCGGATCGCCAAAGGCTACTATGCCTAGAATAAGTTGTATGAGATAAGTTCCCTGTGTCAGTGATATTACCAGATCAGGAAAAGGGTATTCAAAGTTATCATTCCACGAAACGGCACTTGTAGTTGTAACGAATTGTATGAAAGCTTTCTCTTGCTCGAACGTTTCTAGACGGTGTATACGCTCACGTAAGTTAGCGGTTAGTTCTTCCAGCGCGTGAATGATTTCGTCCATTATTTTCTCGGCACCGTTGCGAACTCCATACTAACGTTCTCGCGTCCGTCTTGTATATTGAAACTAACGCCGGTTATCTTCTTTGTGGTAGCTACGTCTCCAAATCCAGCACTTACGATATCGCCTAGAAAATAATCACGTCCGTACTGTGCGTGCGCAGTCTGTAGAATCTGGAATGTAAAAGCTTCCTGCGCCTGTAGTTTAACTAGTTGTGCATCTCCAGCAGCTTGCAATCCTAGCAGCGTAGTTTCTTTGCGTGCGTCGTAAGTAGCCTCGATAACACGCCAGGGTGAGTCTGCTACGGCCGCGCCTTCTCGCACTATGACCCATCTGTCTGTCTCTTGCCCTGGACCTAGTACAACTACGCGCGTGATTTCCTCTGTACGTGAGACAGTGTAGCTAGGTGCTAGCATGTTGGCTAGTGTTGGCGAGAAGTTAACGGAAGTCGTGCGGTCTGTACCGCGCTGAGGATAGTAACATCTAAACTCAAATGTCTGTGCGCCAGTTTTTATGACATCAAAGTCAACACTGGTCAGTCCAGCGACTTCTTGTATCGTGTCGAGCAGATTCTGCCATGACCGCTGCCCGGCCCACTGTAGGCCCCTGGCGAGGTCGAATTCGATGCTCAGGCCCAGTGTGACGCCGTTTGCAAGCCTGGGCGGGCTGGTCGCTAACGCTCCTGCGTTTTCGTTGACAAACGACTTGATGACGCTTTCACCAGGCCCACCTTTGAGGGTGTAAGGTGTATTGGCGTAATAGAGTAATTCACGTCGGCGGATGAGATCAATAAGTCCGCGTGAGTACGATGTGAAGAGTTGTCTACTGCCTTCTGTTATCTGACTTTGTGGAGACTGATGCATTAAGATAGCTTCGGTGTACCAGTCCTCGCCAGGGATACGACGCCTGACCTCTAGGAAACTATCTGTAGTAAATAACGAGATACGCGGGTCGTCTCCCGGTATGCTTAGCGTCATGGTATCGTAGGTATTTAGACGACGCTCTAATTGTAGAACGTTCCAATCATCGATGATAGCTACTAGCGTCCCTGTAGTATCATAAAGATATACTAGCACACGCGCTTGGGTTCGTTGATCTATCATAAAATCCCAGTCTCAAGATAGATTAGCTTGACGTTGATATCCCCAAGGTAACAGCATACAGGAGCGAACTTCTTGACTATGCGATCAAAGTTCTTAGGATCACCAAGACATAATCCGTGGAAGCGAGCGTCGTTCATAAGATACTCTGCAAGAAGCAACATAGCATTAACTGCTAAATCGTACTGATCTTTATAAGGCGCAATATGCTTGTCGCAAAACATGATATCCCATTGAAGTATTATATCACTGGCTTCTGTGTCAGTCATACCGTGTCTCGTTCTAAATTAGAATGGGCACGCGCACGTCCACGCTCTACGTCCCGCTCCCATGACAGCAAATGTGCTAAAGCATCTGTCTCGTGGTCTACATAACGCTTGCCTAGTAATTTACGTCGCTCTTGTAATAGAACAATGGCAGCAGGCATTAAAGGCTTACGTTGTACGTTGGTGCGACGGACTAGCTCACAATTATTTAATAAACACCAATATTTGACCGCCCCAATAAGCTCCATAGTCTCGATACCGTATTTAGAATTATAGGCGATACCAATAAAGGTTTCTATAATTAAAATAGTGGGTTTATACTCATCTATTTTAGACACTACTTCCATCATTGATCTAGGAATCGCGGCGGTGCCCCAAGAACCGTTATCAAAACGTATAGCAAAACCGCTGGTGAGTCCGGGGTCTAAAGATATTATCGTCATACTACATTAAGCCTTGCAAACTCACCATGTAGTTCTCTAGCTGCTATATTATAAGCTACGGCTGCCATTTCTGGAGTGTCATATAATCCTAAACGGGTTCGTTCGTAGTTAAGACAAATATCGGCAGACCATTTCTTGCTTTGCTTATGAAACGATACGCCTCTATATCCTGAGCTAGAACGCGTAAGTCTGTTTGTGTTAATATTATTCTGTGAATAGGTTGCGTATCTTAAGTTAGATTTCTGATTATTGAGACTGTTTCTATCTTTATGATCGACAATAAAACCTATTTTTGGTAACAAAAGCAGATGATGTAGATATTGAAAATCTCCATTTATAGTACATACCGCATATACATAGCGATCAATCTGAGATCGCCATTTAAACTGCGACAGGTATTCGTAATCTTCATCGTCTACTAGTGTTTTGTAGCCTCGCGTTAGAGGTATAATTTTCACGGTGCCGCCTTCTTGAACACTGGTATTCTTGACGCATTTACCCTGACGTGTAAATTATCTAGACCCAACAAGAAGTTAGCCTCCGTAACTGCTATGACCAGTTCGCTTTGTAGCTTGGTATCTATGCCTAGCTTGCGTGTTGTATCTAGAAACGCTTCTGATGCTGTAACTAGTGCAAGTAAAGTTGTCTCGCTAACCTGCACTCGTCGAATCATAATCTAAGCTTAGTCATCTCTCCCCAACTAAAGCCTATTTTAGCTTCTGCTGGAATGCTCGGAAGTCCTGGGAAACGTTCGGATTCCATGATCTCTTTGACACGAATAGCTACTTCACGCACGTTGCTCTTCTTTACGCACATGAGATTAGCGTCGTGTCCGTCAAGCCATATCTGTCCTCCCATCGAGTCAACTACGGGGTATGCTTCGATAATACTACTCATGAGATAGTCATGGGCAGTAGACTGAATCTTGAAGTTGATGATCGCGTTGTCGTAGCTGTGATCCATCATGAGAGGGAATCGACGCTTGCGCCCAGTCTTAGTTACTATCTCTCCGGTTTGTTCGGCTTCTCGGATAACACGAGTCTTGTATTTCTGATAGCCAGGATATCTAGCATTCCAACGCTGCTTGAATACGCCAGCTTCGTATGTGCTTTTATTAGTTTGCTTACCTAGCTTCTCATCTCCGATACCGTAGAACATACCGAACGTGGTACGTTTACCATCTGAACGTTGTTCATCTGTAGGCTTTTCTACTTGATAAACAAACTGCGCACTCTTTGTATGGAAGTCACCAGATCGGAGGTCTGCTCCCATCTGCTCATCTTCACAGTACATATAAGCCGTCCAGATTTCGGCTTGTGAATAGTCAATTTCGAGTAAGATATGGTCATCGTCAGGAGCCGTGAAAAGCCAGCGTATGCGCGACAAGTAGGGGTTTTCGCTGGTAGACCTGGGAAGCGTATTGATAGCATAAGGCGAGTAACTGCAACGCCCGCCTACAGTGCCATGTATAAGGGGGGACGGATGAATACGGCCAGAGTTTTTGATATCATCCCACGCTCCCACTAGGTACGTGTTGACGGCTTTTTCTAAGTGCCGTAAGTCTATAAGCGCATGGATAAATAAGCGACCGTTGCCAGGCTCTAATCCGTCTGCTAGTTCCTCTATGATAGGTGCGGCTGTAGAGGGACCGCCGGGTAGTCTCAAAGTACCGTATAAGAAATTGCCTAGCTGCTTAGGACTTCCTAAGTTGATATCAGGATCGCCGCCTAGCTGCGCTACCTGCTTCTTTAAGGCAGCTTCTTTTTCGTATAACAAGGGAATCCACTCTGATGCTAGCTGCTTATATCTTTCTTTATTAACGAAAATGCCATTTCGTTGCATAAGCCTGTAAGTATTCGCGGCAGGGATAAGAAGATTGTTATAGACTCCAAGCACGTTGTCGGCCTGCATATTTGCATGGAGACGACTCGCAAGCCTGGCAGTATATGCCGCGTCTTTCGCGTTGTACGTTCGGGTCCATTCTGTGTCAGCAAGTTTATCTTTCCATTTCTTGTGCGGTGAGTCCTCGTAGAATCCTGCACCTTCATACTCACGAGCTAACGTCTTAAGCTTATGAATGCCACCGCGTTCATCTAATGCGTAGCTCATGAGCATGGTATCGTGCTTGATGGGCAGCAGAACGCCTATGGTTTCAGCTAGCGAGATAGTATCGAATGCGCCGTTATGATATGTCCATTGCAAGTCAGTACGCCACTTGATTTGCGTGGCTAATTCACCAGGAAACCACCAAGTTTGCGCACCGTCACTGATAGAAAAGCACGCTACTTTTTCTTCAATTGCAACAGCGCCATCTTCATCTTTGTCCATGAATGCTTCAATGTCTAAAGCAATAAATCTATCAGAAGGAAGCGCGTCCATAACTTGTTGAGCGACAAGAGGGTCACTGACACAGGAAAACGTAACCGTAGGTCGTGGCGGTGCTGAAAAGAAAGACGAGATTTTACTAAAGTCTCGTACTATGCCACGAGTGATAATTTCACTAGCGCCATGAAGAATAGCAGCAGGGTGATAAGTAGGTAGGACATGCGTAGCCCACGGGGCGTACCAGTCAAGGCTGCCACGAACAGAGCCGAACTTCCTGTTAGGAAAAAATAGATCACTAACAATACGTCCCAACAAGACAATAAGCTTAGGCTTGAAGTCATCTACTTCTCCTAGAAGTCGTGGCCGACAGGACATGATCTCTTGGAAAGTAGGCTCGTCGCGCGGATAACAGCAGATGTTCGTGGCGTATACTTTATCTCTATGCCAGCCAGTTGCAGCCAGGATAGCGTCGGTTAGCTTACCAGACTGTCCTACCATGGGCTTGCCTAGTTTTAACTCTTCATGGCCCGGTGAGATACCTAGTATCATGACGCCTTCGTCAGGATTGCCAAAGCCTCTGATGCCATTTGAGTGGCATCGCTCTCCTTGCTGGTAGTTCACAGAGTTACATTATGCACGATAAGGTGTGTAACCTCCTCTACGTCAGTAGTTAGCGGTAACGGCTTGACTAGTTTATCTAGACGAGCGGCTTCCGCTTGTGCTTCGCTTATAGAGACGTAGGGACCACTTGCCCATATGAAACTAGCATCGCCGTTCTTGTACTGGCGCTTGCGTACTACACCGTAAAATTCATCAGGATTCATGCTAATCCCACTTCTGCGAGGTAAGGATATTGCGCTTCTTGTGTTCGCAGCCTGCTTCGTCTAGCGCAGTTAGGCAATCACGGCATGTGTACTTTGCGCAATGCGGACACGGGAAGGTGCGATCTTCCGTGCCACACGCTATGCATTTTATGCGTAAGTTAACTATTGGCATGTCCTGCGGCTCCTACCTTTTCTAGGATTTGCGCCTGTAGTTCCTCCACAGAATCTGTGGTCATAACTTGGAGCATTATCTCCTGTGTCAGTATACCTCGCCCCGCTAGATCGTGTAGGATCAACTTACGTGCGTAACTGGAGGCAGATATATTATTCTCTCGCATCACTTTCTTTACGAGAGCCATTATGCTCACTTCGAGATTTATCATAATCTGAGCGTCGCGGCTTTCTGGCACGGCTCCTTACTCCAGATAAATTAGCCGGGTAGCTTGGCTACCCGGCCGTGCGCAACTATGCTGGCTTGCTCTCAGTAACATCTAGCTCGTTAGAGAAGCAATCCTCGCATAGATAGTAAGTAGCCGTGCGACCGTCCACTAGAGCTACGATCTTGACTCCCGAGTCATCCACTGTGTCATCGCACGAGTCGCATTCGCGCTCCGCTTCGGTGTCTGCAACCGGGCTGATCTTGAGCGTGTTCTCGCTAGGCATCTGTCTTGACTCCTATTTTCCATACGCGTGAATTAGTTACAGGATTGTGCTGCCACTCTATATCGAACACGGACTTTAGGCTATCCTGCATCACCCAAAGCTTACGTGCTAGAAACTGCGCGCTACGATAAGTCTTACGGAACAATTCAGGGTCAGGTGCGTGCGGAGTTAGTACGTTCCAGAGCGTTGTAGGATCGGTGAATTCTGGTGGGTTCTTTCTGGCTTTGAGTGCTTTGGTGATCGCGCTAACTAGTTGCGCATCTTCTTCTAAATTGTAGCTGCGCTGACCTCCTTGAATTTTAGCTATAGCACGCTTGAAAGAATCCTCCATTGCTGGCCCTATGGAGCGTGCAAACCATAGGCCATAGTGGCTGAAATCTTCAATTCTAAACTGCGGAGAATCCCCTGGTTTTGGACGTGGCGTCTTTAAGACAGACTGCACATCTCGAATTATGTCATTCCATATAGCATTACGTTGACGTGATATGATCTCCAAGAATTCTGTTTCACTTCGGAAGTGCGGCAAGCGTGAGAACATAATTAGTAAGAGCCTATCTGTAACATCCTCCCGTGTAAATTTAGGATTGTGTGCTGTAATGCACAGCATAGCTTGTCGTTTGAATGAGATAATATCTAAATCCGTGTACAGCTTGCGACGCTCTACGTCGGTAACGCTCGCGGATAACGCAAGCTTATCAGGTAGCCACCTTTCCCACGTATCCAAATTATCGAAACAAACGAATGGATTGGTGATAACAGCCATGTCGAACGATTCAGCGTCAACCAAACCCGACACGTTTTTGTTCCGACCATAAATAAGCCTATATAGCCGTTTCGCAATACTAGTTTTTCCTGACCCTGGCTGTCCAAATAGCGCAAGGATGGGCCTAGTAGACGGTAGATTACGAAACAACATGAAAAGAAACCAGCTACGAAGGACAGCAAGAGCTTCATCTTTCTCGATACCTACGACGTGGTTGAGGCTCTCTCCGAATATGATATCGTACCATGGCTCTGTGGTTAGGCCGGACGGCTGCCAAGTTTCACTAGAAGATATCCACTGGAATATGCAACTACCATATCCGTTAGGATGAACTTCTAATCCGTTCTGTGTTACGTGTAGAACATCGCGGCCACCAGTATGTAATAACAAAGTCGATGACACAGGATCGTAGTAACTTAGTAACTGCATATCTGCAGTAGCTGGCAACGAACGCACGAAGTTAATTAACTCGTGTACAACGAATCTCTGCTCTTGCTCGGTCGTATTAAGTCCGAACGCACTACTTAAGTAAGAGTTAAGCCACTCTGAATACTGTGTAATCAGGATAGGACGGCCAGTATCTTTGCGTATAAACCAGAGCGTTCCCGATTTGGCGTGTATGAATTCACCTTGCTCGCGCATGATATTAATCACGAATTGCGCCATCTTGTTACGGCGTTCTATTAAGAGATCACCTTTGCTTTGCCGCATGTCCATAAGGACAGCTTTGAAGTCAACTTGTCGTGTGATGATAAAGCGTTCCGCACGCAGAACGTCTTTGCGTAAGTCCGTGATAGCGTGGTATTTTCTATCATCAAACTTGTTATTGGCAGAGTTAACAGCTAGAAAGTAAACTTGATCTCGGGTCAGTCCTGCTCGGAAGCCTTCACAAGTTAGTGCCCATAAGGCAGCCGAGCGATCACGCGCAGCTTTGTTGTATTGCGTAAATATCTTGGGCTGTATCTTGCCTTTGAGACTCTGAAGTAATTCTTGTGGGCCTATGTCTAGCGCTTCTGGTGTCTCACTAACCCAGGATATGGATGCTTGACTATCTTCTAACTTAGCTGCTACATCTGGAAAGACGTTGAAGCTCTCAGCTTCTATCTCACGTAGATGTAGTGAGGCAATCTCGATGAGTGCGGGGTTGGGATACTTATAATTAATCGTGTTAGGCACGCGGACGCGATGCCCGGCTGACCAACCTGTTAGATCACACTCTGGTACGGAGTAGGCTATCCTGCGGGCAAGCGACTCTAGTTCACTCGCGCTTTTCTCTTGCGATACGATCCAATAGCCTTGATGCCTACCAGGACTGGTACGCACTAGGACAGTAGGCAACAATGGAATCGTCATAGGGTCTGCGTAATCTAAGTCTGCCTGGATAGTACGGCTAGGCAACACGTTGCGCTTGGCGGAATTCTTGGACTCAAACAGATGCGCGCTAAAATATACGTTAGCGTTATCTGCCAGAGATGCTTTAACTATCTCGCTGAGATCACCCGGCCATTCGTACCATGATTCTTTCCATTCTCCGTCCCTAGCCGTAGCTAAACAGAAGTGCCCACTAGGAGTTGTTACGACTGTCTTGAGGAATTCTGCTATTTTAATGAGAGCGCTTCATCATTTCCCCACGACTCCCAGCCAGGTACACGCTTGCGCGCGAATAGCTCTATGCGTGGTATGTCACCGAACTGCCGGACTAGTAAGTCTCTGAACACATCGGGCTTGGTGCTGTGTTCTAGACGCGGCTCGAATACAACCTGTGGTATGCCTGTCTCATGTACTGCTGGTGCGTATCCTCGTGTTGCTAAAAACATATATTCACAGTTAGGTCTGGTATATTGCCCGCGTCCATGGTATAAATCCGTGTACCGGAAAGGCGATAGGCGCGGAGCGTTAGGTCGTAATTTAACCCATACATACAAGATAGTAACAAACCGGAAGCCCCAGCCTGTTAGGACTGCATGAGCTTCCGGTTGTTTCGGACCTGTGGTCCACATACATAAAGCGCAGTTCTCGGCTGCGAATTGTGTGCCTAAGTCAAGAGCTATCAATTCATCTACTGACAGCGTAGGATACGCCGATGTTGCAGCGCCCCATTTAGACTCGTTGCCTAGTGCGTTAGAATATTTCCAAGGTGGGTCTGCAAGCAGTAAATTATATTTCATGGTGTAATGCCGGGCGCTGATGTACTCAGTCGTTTAAAGGGTCGGAACTTGCCCCCGTGTACCCTGCCCGGCATTTTTACGCTACCTTACCAGCTTGTGTCACCAACCAGAGAAACGTCGTTGTAGAACTTCTGGTCATCGTTGGGGTCTGCGTGGCTGCTCACCTTGAGCTTGACGCTGTTGTTGAGCACAGTCGCCAGCACATCATCGGTGTCTATCTCTGTCTCTAGCGCGTCAGCATCAGCACCGAGAGTAATAGCGTCACCCTTCCATGACCACAGCGCAGCCTCAGTGAGAGGATAGTTCTTGAAGAGCTTACGACCCTTCCACTCACCATCCTCCGTGATAACATAAGTGTGTGCGACCATATCGCCACCCTTGTTGTTACCATTCTTGATCTTCTTGTTCTCGAAGGCTGTGAACATACCGTCATACAGACCGTCGGGAATCAGATCGAACGAGGTCTTGACGCCAGCTAGATTAACCTTAGGCACTTTCTTTTTCCTTACTTGTACTTGTACTTGTACTTGTGATTGCAGGACGCGCTAGAACGCTTTCTCTGGTATACTTGCTAGTAGGCCACGGCTGCTTGCCCTTGAGAGTTGCTAGTATGTCAACAATCGGCTTTTGGTCCCTCCTATATTTAATAGTATCTGGAATTAGCAAGGCAGGGTCGTTATCTTCTGATCTCCTAAACCTCGCTGCGGTTTTGTCTGATGATCTAAACGTGATCTGTCTGATATCAGGGTTGCTATCGAATGTCATTAATCCAACCATGTCAATCATTCCAGGGAACTGTGCTGCGAAACTAGGATTAGCGCGAATATCTCTCTTAGTTATGCCGGTGATCTCAGATTTCTCGGACGCTTCACCGCATGCAAACAAAACATTGACACCACTGACACGGGCGTAATCTCTTAGAGATCGAATCAAGAGTACAAGGTCTACATTAACCTTACCCCAATCGTTCTGATCGGGGCGGTCTGTCATAGCTACTTGTCTCTGTACGGTACGTAAGATATGCCTAACACCTAATCCTACAACGTCTGATACGTTATCTAAAATGATAGTCTGATATGCACGGCCTGTATCAGGCTTAGTAACTTTACCTTGTACAATATCATTGACCCATGATCGTAGATGTTGAAATCCCATATCACCTTCGTTGGTAATAGGAATTACATCCACATCCTCTCTGTGCGCAATGCTACGTGTACCACCTTCAACATCTATAACTAGAACCGGAGAGCCGTTCGGAGAATCAGCAGCGTCAACAAGGAAAGTTGTTTTACCTACGTCCACAGGACCGTAGACACCC